CGAGGATGCGTGGGATGTGTTTGGCGAGATTTTTGAAAACTCTCGCCTCACACCTTTCAATCGTATCATTAAGAAATGGCAAAAGAAATATGGACTCGCAGCTTGGGCTAAAGTTAAAGGCCCTTTTGGTCGTGAACGTAAGCTGTCACGCCGTGAGTTTATACAATCTATTGGTTTGTCTGAATTCAAGAAATTGTGGTGGCAAACATTTAAAATCGCGCCTTCACTTGTTCCTTTGAACCCTGTGTCCGTCAAACGTGAGGCTTTGCCTCAAAAGAAATGGTTTTTCGATAAAGTTCGGACAGTTATCGGTAGCCCGATAACACAATACATTTCTGCTACTGTCTGGGATACTTTCCCTGCTCACAATTTTAAATGGCAGACTACACCAAGCAAAATTGGTATGCCACTAAATGGATGGGCTATGGGGAAAGTATTTGCCGAACATGCTAAGCGCGACATACATTATGCCGCAGATTGTAGTGCTTTTGATTCAACACTTTCTGGTCCTGTTATGGATAATATTGCTGCTCTTTTCAAAAAGGGGTATGAAAGGCATAAAAACCATAATAGAATCTGTGAGTTGATTGATCACAACCGTTTTCAAGTGGAAAACGGTTTATTGGCTCTAACTTCATCTGGAAATGTTTACAATAAAGGTACTGGTGCATCCACTGGACATTCAACAACATCGTTGACGAATACAATGGGCATGGGTACTCTCTTTTTGGCGGCTTTCCGTGAAATTACAGGATTATCATCAAAAGAGTTTAAACATTTTAATTCTCTTTCTTTGTATGGTGATGATAACATGATTTCTTGGCAATTGGATGCTCCCCCATCTTGGAACTTTAAAGCCGTACAGCAAACAATGGCAAAATGGGGTGTTGACCTGCGTGAAGAGGCAACGGGAGACCTTAGTAAAATTGAATTTTTATCTAAGTTTGCTCGCAGGCCTACGGCAAAGGACATTTCAGAATTTGAAGAATTTGGTGTTGAAGTGCCGGAGTGGGTTGTTTACCATAATCGTGACAAATTAGTTGGTAAAATCAAAGCCCCGGTTACAAGTCGCCGAGCAACTTACGCTGCCACGCGTCTAATTTCATATTTAGAATTATGTGCAGGACATAGAGACATTTATGACTCTTTGGTTGCCATTATTTTACGAAAGGTTAAGCGTGCTAAAATGGAAGATCCTAAGTTCAATGTTAGGATTCCT